AGATGATAACAATAGCATTAATATTGACCCTATTTAGCTTGACTTTAAAGGCTCCAAGTGAACGGGCTATCGTAATAGTCAAGACAGAAGCTATTGAGCCGTATGAGACTATTTGGGATGCAGTTGTAAAAGTAGAAAGCAATGGCGATCTCTTTGCAATAGGTGACAGGCATTTGAAAGACAAGTCTTATGGTATTGCACAAATTCGACAGGTACGATTAGATGACTACTTTGAGCGTACAGGGATAAGATATTCAGAGAAGGATATGTTCGATCCGGTTAAATCGAAGGAGATATTTCTGTATTACGCTGATCGTATAGGGCCGTATGACATGGAAAGAATAATTCGCAACTGGAACGGAAAATGGGAATTAACTGATGATTATTATGCTAAAGTTCGGAAAGTTTTAAAGAGAAATATCTTAATCAGGTCCTAAAACTATTGAATATTGGAAAAGAGTTAAAAAACAAATAAGATGAAAGACAAACTACCTCAAAGTTGCAAGCAATGCAAATACAATCATATAAGTATTGATATGTGCTGGTGCGACTGGCATAATAAAGTATCTATCGATACAACATACTATCAAAAAGATGGTATCCCTGATTATTGTCCGCTGAATATATTACATATTGCTAAAACTCAATGAGATGAAAGACAGACCAGAACAGCACTACAAGAAGGTGTGGATTGAATCCGAGAAGGATTTGCCAAGAGAAGAAGATGATTATTATGTTCATGAAAAACACACCCCCGATTTTGCTTTAAATAATTACTATTTTGATCAAGAGACAGAAGATGAATATCATTCATGGATAAATAATCTTGACTGGTACTTACAACCCTACACTCCTGCATCAGAGAAGGTGATAGAGAAACAGGATGAAATAATAACCAATTTAAAAGAAGTTGGTAAATATTATTTCAAATGCAAAGGTAAGGCTTCAAAAGAAGATGTATTAAATATGTCTGAATTAGTAGCTAAAGGAGAACAACTTGAATCCGAACTTGCAGAAATAAAACTAAACAACTATGAAAAACAAAATAATAAGTAAACAGGATGAGTTAATTTATTCTTATCAGGGATTTAAAAAATGGGTATTAAAACATACTCCTGAAATAGAACAATCACGAAGAGGTAAAGACTGGCTCTATGCAATAAATGAAAGAGAATTCGAACTCGCAGCATTAGAGATGGACCTGATAGTAATAAATAAATGACATGAATACAGAAATAGTAAAAATTATTGAATTAAAAACCGATGATATATTCTCTTTCAGGACTATTATGAAACCTATCTGGTGGAGATTTATTGAAATCAGGGACGACTTAATTATTTACGAAGAAATAAGAAGTAAATTCAGACATTCAACTAGTTTTAAAAACATTTTAGTAAAAACCAAATGATATGAAAATGGAAAGGCAGAAATTAATTAAGATACTAAATAAACAGAGTAAAGAGCAACAGGAGGCCGAGGAGATACTTGATCGAATACATAATATTGAAAGGATGAGTGCTTGCATGGAAGATAGTTATGTTTTAAAAAGAACTGCTATCAAGGCCATGCAGGAATACGCCCAGCAGGAATCAAAGATAACAGACAATATGATTGAAAAGCCATATTCAAAAGGTAAACGTATTCAAGGTGAAGATGATATTGATTATTATCAGGATGAAGATGGTTCTATAAGTTATGCATAACAAATTTAAAGGCACATCGAAATAATCTAATTAAATAACAAGAGAGATGGTAAAATCAAACACATTAAAAAATGATGCAAAATGGTACAGAGACCACATAAAGACTAAAGACAATTAATAACTAATACTAATATTATGGAAGATTTTAACAACCCCGGAATAATAGGAACAATAGCAATATTATTTGTTCTGATTCTTGTAATAGGAATCCCAATGTTAATCGAGTGGGTAAAAAGCAGATTCAGATAAATTTGCTTTATAATTTAAAATAGTTTAATTTCGCATTGAGTAGCTTTTAGGTCATATTATTATTTAAATTACTAATATTTAACAACATGGGTGGCAGGGGTAGTTCTTATGGAGGCGGAAGAGTGACAGATTCTGCTATGCGTACAATTGCTAGTGGTAAATATGGAGATAAATTTATCACAACAGCAGGAGGGTCTAATGAAGAAAAATTAATCAAAGGATATACTAAGACGTTATTTGGTCCTCTTAATAAAGATTTAAACTCTGCAAATCCGTCTAAAGATGGATTATTCCTTGCTCAACAAATAAATAAAGCATTGGATACTCAAAAAAGTTTTCAGGGTGTCTCATACCGAGCTATGGGATTAGATGAATCACAAAGCAGGAGTTTTATAAATAATATACGTAAAAATAAGGATATTAAGTTTAATTCATTTACATCTACATCAAAAGAAATACATACAATGTTTTTATGGGGTAAGGGCAAGTTGGTATTAAAAATACATGGGAAAAATGGTAAAGACATTTCGCATTTCGGTACTGCTAGAGAAAAAGAGGTACTATTTAAGACAGGATCAAAATTTCGTTATGTAGGATATAAAAAAATTATTGTAGATAAAATACCCGGAATGACTCCGAAACATATATATCAAGTTACATTAAAAGAACATGGGGCTAGGTTTTATAAAACGAAAAGAGCTCCCAAGATTGTTAAATTACCATATGATCCACTTGCAGAGTCTAAATCTTTATTTAATTAATATGAAACCAGGCAGTTTTGATACATTGCATTTTGATCATATTTTTGATAGTGATAATCAATATGGAATACCTAATTTAGAAACTGGGAATATTATAGAATCATTATTTCTATCATTTAATATGATTACAAAATGTGATAACATCGGGATACACTGTTTTGTATATGATTATTACTTAGAGCGAATTTGGAAAAGGCCGGAAGTTTATGTTAAATATTTACAAAAATCGAAAGTGTTTTTTACTCCTGATTTTTCATTATATACAGATATTCCTTTAGCTTTGCAAATATTTAATACTTATAGAAATAGATGGATAGGGGCTTATATGCAGAATGAAGGAGTAAATGTAATACCAACTATAAGCTGGGCACTTGAAAATAGTTATGATTTCGCCTTTTTAGGCATTAAAATAGGTAGTCCGGTAGCTATTTCAACAGTTGGCATAAGGAAGTATCAAATAGACATATTTAAGGCAGGAATTGAGCAAATGAAAAAAATTATTAGCCCTTCTTTAGTATATGTTTATGGAGATAAAGAAAAAGATTATTTGAGTAGCTTTTTTAGTTGTATTTTTATTGATACTTTTTCAAAAACTATAAAGAATAGATGTTATGAAAGAAATGAAGCTTAATTTGCTTTATAAATAAATATAGTTTAATTTTGATGTTAGTTTTTCATAGTTTTTAGTTTTAGGGATGCCGGGGTCGTTAGCTGGCCCCGGTTTTTGAAAGTTCATTGAAACAAAAATAATCCACCCAAATGAGAAACCTCTTAATTGAACAATGATAAAAGAAAAAAAATGTAGTAAATGTGGTAAGCGAAAACCATTGGAAGAATTTTCTAATTTATAGTCATGAAAGGAAAAAAAGTACTAAAAAAACATAAATATAGACTATGCCAATATTGTAATAGGATAATTCCGCCACAATATAATATTAATGAGCATAAGAAGATGTGTAAAAATATTTACGATGGAAAATAGAATTTGTGACTTTTTAAACAATGGAACAAAAAACAGCTACAAAGTATTTTTACGACACTCACCCGACTGATGCCTGGTGTATGAAGTTTGCTGTTTTATTTCTCCCAACATCACACCGAAAAATATTAAACAGAAGGCCGGAAGCATATCACTTTTCATTTCGCAACAAATTATATACAGGAATTGTTATTGATTTTAAAGTCTTAAGTAACTGATGGAAATAAACGCTTATATAGCACTTGCAATAATTGTTTTTGTTTTGGTTATTGTGGCAATTTGGCCGGGTAAGAAAAATAAAGCATAATGATAATAGACAATCGAACGCACCACAAAATGCCAAAGATCAATAAGAAGCAAAAAAAGTGGAATGCCGATAAAGAGATCATGAGGCGTTTATCGAAAAGTAAAAAGGAGCTTACAGATCAATTCTTTGATAACTGGAGAAAAACAGGATCAGGGAATATCTTTTAAAAGTAATGAAATTATCTGCAATACATAAAATGGGAGAGGCAAATTTTAATAGAGATAAATGGCTTAAATATTTTAATATATGAAGGTATATACCCCGCTTGGGAGAGCTCGCGAATATTCCCCATTAGCTCTGAATTATTTCAAAGGATGTGACCACGGATGTGCCTACTGTTATGTTCTTCCAATGATGAAAAGATTTAACTCAAATTATGATCATTCGCGAGTAAGTTGTGATCTTAATCTTATTGAGCTGGAAAAAAGCATTTTAAAACTCTCTGAAGAGGATCAGCAAAAACAGGTATTACTATCATTTACCGGAGATCCTTATTGTAATTTTGAATCAGGACAGACAAGACAGGTTCTTGAAGTACTTTTAAAACATCAGGTCCATGTGGCGATATTAACAAAGAATCCCGAAAAAGCTAAAAAGGATATTGATATTTTCAAGAAATTCAATCACTTCAAAATCGGAACAACTCTTGTTGTTGCTGATGAAGAACAAAGGCTAAAGTGGGAACCAGGCACAATTCATTCATCAAAAAGAATTGAGGCACTTGAATATTTTCAATCTGAAGGGTTAATAACCTGGGCAAGCTTTGAGCCGGTTATTTATCCGCAGCATTCTCTAATCATGATCGAAAAGGTATTATCTTTTATCGACCACGTTAAAATTGGTAAGTTAAACAACTATAAAAGCTTTGATAAAGATGTTGATTGGTGCAAGTTTCTTTACGATGCAGTCTATCTGTTAAGGAAATCAACAGTTAAATTCTATATCAAAAAAGGACTTGCTGAATATAATAACGGACTCTATTTATCTGGTAATGAGTTAAATGAAGATTATTTAAATATATAAGAAAAAATGTTATAACTTTGCGAAGTTAATATAACTTAGTTATAACTTGAAAATGACAAATTTCGGAGATAAAATAAATACAGCCGGATTTGACAAGCATCCTGAAAATATTAGTGGAGGGAAACCTAAAGGAGCTAAGAACCGTTCTACTATCTTAAAGAAATGGATTGAGGTTGCTGTTAAGATCAAAGAGAAAGGTAATCCAACCGGAAAAGAAATGATTGGAACAGTTGAAGATCAAATCAAATTAGCATTAATTTATAAAGCTCTGTCCGGTGATGTACAAGCAATTAAAGAGATTGATGATACTCTTTATGGCAAAATACCAAACAAGGATGAATTAACAGGAGCAGATGGGAAAGACCTAAATTCTCATATTACTATTGAATTAATAGATAACTCGGACAAAGTAGAGAATGAAGATACAAGCAGCAAAAAAAGTATATAGGAATATTGCTTTAGGATTATCACAAGGCAAGCCTATTATAAGTTGTCAGGGATCATCCAGATCAGCCAAAACGATCACAATTCTAATATATCTCATTGAATACATTTTAAGGCATAATAATACCCGCTTATCTATTGTCCGTAAAACGCTTCCTGCACTTAAAGGATCTGTTCTTATTGACTTTAAGGAAGTAATGTTTAAAATGGATATTTGGAATAATAAACAATTCAATAAAACAGCGTTGATTTATAAGTTTTCAAATGGTTCATGGGTAGAGTTTTTTTCAACCGATGATGAGCAAAAGATCAGGGGCCGTAAACGTGGTATTCTCTTTGCTAATGAAGCGAATGAATTAAGTTATTTGGAATGGCAGCAGCTTATAATGAGAACTACATTATTTGCTGTATTAGATTATAACCCTTCATTTTCAGAAGATCACTGGATTGAAGCAGTAAATAAAGACCCGGATACATATCATTTTATCAGTACTTACAAAGACAATCCATTTCTTGAGCAGAAGATTATTGATGATATTGAAAAATTGCAAGGGAAAAATAAATCTCTATGGACAGTTTATGGATTAGGACTCCGAGCTGTTATTGAAGGACGTATATTTGATGATTATGAGATGATTGATGAAATCCCGGAACATGTACGCAAGCGATGGGTGGGGATGGATTTTGGATATAGCAATGACCCTACTGCAATTATTAACGTGGCAATAGATGGCGATAATCTTTACATGGATGAGATTTGTTATAAAACGCATATGTTAACGAATGATATTATCAAAGTATTAAAAGCAGAATGTCGAGATAAGAAAATTATTTCAGAGAGTGCTGATCCTAGGCTTATTGACGAAATACATAATGCCGGGTTAAATATTCATGCTGTTGAGAAGTATGCTGGTTCAATTAATGCCGGACTTACAAAAATGAAGGAATATAATCTCAAAATTACTAGGCGATCAACTCATGTTAAGAAAGAGATTGATAATTATGTTTATGATCAGAACAAAGATGGTAAGTATCTTAATCAGCCGGTTGACGAGTTTAATCATGCAATAGATGGGATCAGATATGTAATCCTAGAAGAGGTTATAGGCAAGAATCGCAGGAAAACAAATTTAGCAAGTTTAATAGGGCATGTATAAAAATTAATTAATTTTACAAAAAAAATGGCAGCACTAGACATAATAAAATCACAGGATTATAAAGAGATCGAAAAACTATTCAAGAGGCAGGTTGATATAGGGGAACAGGCTGATGCTATAAAACAATTCGATGTAGATACTCATGATGTGTTTGATCGAGCTCTTCGTCCATGGCGTAAAGTATCGAGAGCTACTAGCGTAAAAGATGATGATGGTAATTTTATCAGACAGGACGTCTGGATTGATGTTGTACGAGTAGCAATCCCATGGCAGAGTATTATAACAGAAAGGCGGGTAGGATTTACTTTGTCACATCCGGTTAAGACAAAAGTCATCTGGGATAAAGAGACTAATAAAGAGAAGCAACTTGTGCAGATGGTTGAACGAATCCAGAATGACAATAAAATGGATTATAAGAACAAGGAAATACTTCGAAGGAAGTTGTCAGAATTAGAGGTTGCTGTCATCTGGTATTATGTCGAAACTAAAGACCCAAAACAGAAATATACTCTAAACAGCAAAATAGTTTCCCCGGAACTTGGTGATACTCTTTACCCTCTGTTTAATTCAACAGGGACCATGATCTCATTTCGTAGGGACTACAAACTTATAGATGAAGGGAAAGAGATTGAACACTCCGATATTTACACAGCAGAATTTGAGTATAAATATATTAAGACTGATGCTGGATGGATTTTAGACCCTGATATTATAACTAAGTCAAAAGAAACTGGTGAGTTTGTATCATCAAATCCTGTTCCTAATATAGCAAAAAAGATACTCATTGAATATTACTGTCAGAAAAAACCAATCTGGCATAAAGTACAGTCAATAATTGACAGGTATGAGATACTGACTTCAAATCATGGTGGGATGAACGATAAGTTTGGCGCACCGATATTTATTGTCGCCGGGGAGATACAGGGGGAGATAATTGACAATCAAACAGGTAGCATGATGCAGATGGAAAATAAGGGGACTGCCGCCTATGCACAGCTGGCATCTGAACCACAATCAATAAGTTTGGAACAGAATAATTGCAAAGAGAATATTTATGTAATGTCACAAACCCCGGATATTTCATTTGGACAAATGATGGAGATAGGCCAGATGTCAGGCTTTGCAGCTGAAATGTTATTCAGTGACGCTCACATGGCAGTCAGGACAGAGGAAGAGACATTTGGGATAGGGTTACAAAGAAGATTAAATATAATTAAAGCAGCTATCGGGGCTTTAATTGACACAAGTTTGGCGAGTGAATGTAAAACAGTGCAAATGAAGCCGGTAATAACTCCATATTTGCCTCAAAACGTTACTGAGATGATAGAAAACCTTGGGGTTGCCGTTACTAGTAATATAATGAGCAAAGAGACAGCAATAGAACAAAATCCATTAGTTGAAGATTCAGAAGTTGAACTGAAAAGAATAAAATATGATGCTACAAGTGAACTCGCAGGAACAGAAAACCAAACAATATGAAAATACTTTTTCTCACAATTAATTCATCGGATTCGTGTGCATTTTATCGCTCGGCAGGTATTGTTCCAGACCTTCGCAGAAAAACAGATCACAATATTACACTCACACAATGGGACCAGGTAAACGTTAATTGGTCACTTATTACACAATTCGATTTGATTATGATGCAACGTCCCTTCTCGAAGGAATCACATAATTTATGTGGCTATATAAAACAATGCAATATCAAACTATGGATTGATTATGATGACAACTTGTTTGCTCTTAACCCGGAAAACCCAACATATTACATTTATAACAATCCGGAAATACAGGCAAACATTAAAGGAATATTAAAACTTGCCGATGCTGTAAGCGTACCTACTGAATATTTAAGGCAGGCATATACAGAATTTAATAAAAATATCTTTATCATTCCGAATGCTTTCAATGATTTATTATTTGTTCGTCCGGAACTAAAACCAAGAACGAATCATTGTGTTTGGCGAGGTCCTGAAGCTCATATTTTTGATCTGATGACTTTTAGTAAAGAGATAAACAGGTGTACTACAGAATTTCCAGAGTGGCGATTTATGTTCATGGGTTTTTCCCCATGGTTCCTCACTAATACTGCTAATAAGGGCCATGTGCCATCCATGGATATTGTTATATATTTTAAAACTCTTTATGATATGGCTCCATCCTGTATGCATGTTCCGCTGCACGATAATACTTTTAATAGAGCAAAGAGCAATATCGCAGCCATTGAAGGTAGTTACGCCGGGGCGGTATGTGTAGTCCCGGACTGGTGGAATATGCCGGGGACGTTACCTTATTCCGACCTGCCGAGTTATTATGAGTCGATACGTTCAATTTTAAGTGGTGAAGTTGACAAAGTGGTTTTGAATAAAATTGCTTGGGAATATATTATGGATGTTTTGCCACTTTCAAAAGTGAACGTACAAAGATTACAAATTCTCAATTCTCTATTATAATGGGTAAAAGAAAAGTAAAATACGAAAAAACACCTTTTGAGCAAAGACGTGAATCTTTTGCTATAATGGGATTAAAAAAGATGCAAGAAATATTGTATAAAAAAACCTGAAAACTGTTGTTTATTCAAATAATTGTATAAATTTGTAGGATGCTTATAACTACACCAGATGAATCCAAATTAATATTAACGGCCCCGAAAGTAAGTGTATCTTTCCCTAAAGGTGTAGATTATAAGCCATTTACCGAAGGGGCTTTTAAAATTGAATGAGATGAATGAAATAATAATTGATGTTGCAATTGGCAATAATGAAAATGCTGATCTTGGTCTTAAACCAACAATAAAATATTGTCCATGTAGATTTGATCCTAATTATCTTATATATTATATTTTATATGAAGAGAATATTGGCTTTCTGATAGGGCCGTCTCCTTTTAGTTGCAAGAAAACCGAAGAAAATCTAGGTAAATTGAAAAAAGCATTTGATAAAAAACGATAAGATTATGAAATATTCAATTATAATGGCCTCACTGCTTACTGACTATCCCGGAAGTGCAACAGGAAAGGACAAAAAGCTCATCAGGGCAATCGAATCTGTACTCAAACAGTCATACCAGAACTTTGAATTGATAGTTGTGGCAGATGGTTGTTCTTTAACTGAATATATAGTTAATAAGAATTTTACCGACAAAAGACTCAAATTACTCAGAGTTGAACGTAAAGAGCTTTGGAGCAATGTACCCCGCAATACAGGGATTGCCGTTGCAAAGGGCAAGTATATTCTTTACATTGACAATGACGATTATTACGGCCCGGATCACTTGAAGATTATCAATGACCAGATGGATAATACCGAGAACTGGCTTTATTATAATGACATGAGATGGAACGGTAAGGAATTCATTGAGCGTCAAATTGATATTACCCTTTATGGTCATTGCGGAACGTCCAATATTTGTCATGCTTCACGACTTGGATTGAAATGGGAACGTGCTGGCTATGGTC